TCATTATCTGATTGATATACGATTACATTGCCTTGTGGGGCAATGCCATCAGGAAAAAAGAAAAACATATAATCTTCACCTCCTACTATTTATATATAACGTATTATTTATTATGTTTTAATTTTAAAAGTTCAATATATTCAACTGCTTTTTCCATATCTTCTTTGGAAATGCCACGTGATGCGGAGAATAACATACGCATCTCTGGACGTGTACGAAGCATTTCTGCATATTCTGCAGTGTCTTTATTTAAATAATAATCTTCACCTGTAGACTGGGTTAAAAACTCCATTTGCTCTGTAGTAATACCAAGCCCTTTACAAATTTTAATTACATTGTCAATTGATGCACCGCCTACATTTTGCAAGATAGAGCGCAATGTACTATATGGCATATCAATTCTTTGGGCAAACCCTTTAACAGTATCAATTTCCGCTATGCGTGCTTTTAAGAATTCTTCTCTTGTCATAGTTAAACTCCTCTATATATTAACTATATATACATATACTAACATTTATAAAACGAAATATCAACATTTAAAAACGAAATATCATATATAAACAGGAGTTAAACGAAATATCACATAATTTAAATTGGACAAATGCGAAATATCGCACTATAATAAAAGCATAGTTAATGCGAAATATCGCACCGATAAAAAGGAGGTGAAAAATATGTATGCTAATTTATTGGCAGAAATTGCAAGAAAAGGGTGGAATAAAAAAGTATTAGCAAAAACACTAAAGTGGAGATATGCAACATTAATCGACAAATTAAATGGGAAATATCCAATTACACTTGAGGAAGCGTTAGAGATTAAAGATACATTAGGCACAGATTTGCCAGTAGAAATTCTTTTTTTTAAGCAATAACACGAAATATCGCACTTTAATTAGCAGAGGTGAAATCAAATGGAAAAATAAAAAGCCACTAACAAAAGTTAGTGGCAATAGATAGGATATTGGGCGCTCGTGGATGGATTATTGGTAATGCTACTCACCATCTATGCGTTGCACCTTACAAAGTATACAAGGCATTTACTTTGTCTTGGCTCAAGGTTGTCCTGTTGCAGCAGGAGATCCCTTGAATTCACCCAATTTGCAATTAGTAATTACTTACCAATGGGACGTGTAAACATCCTTTCTTAAACCTAAATCACGTAATCGAGAAATAGCAGAAGATTTCTCTAATTGAAGCATTGGGCTATTAGCTACATTTTGTGCTAATGCTAAAGCTCCTTGTGTTTGAGTATTAAGGGCAAATGCTTTTGCAAATGGAGTATTTGCAGAAGATTGAATCATAGAAATAACTTTATTTGTGTTTTTAAGAATTTCTAATTGTGGGTTAACCACCAAGATGTTATCGCAAAGGCTTTTTATCCTTTACATCTACTTGTTACCAAGTAGTTCAGCATATGTCATTATCCTATCAAAAAACATTATACATGAATAAATGATGAAAATAAAACAAAGAGGTGAAATCAAATGAAAGAGAAAAAGTAAAATGCCCCAAATGTAATACAGAAGTAATAGACGGAAATTTCTGTGAACATTGTGGGGCGAAATTAAAAGAAGAATGTAATTGTTGGGTGTTAAAGAAAAAATACAATTGTGGTTTTGATGAATGCAAAGGTTATAAGTTGTTAATTGAACGTATCAGGGGTGAAAACAAATGAAGGACATATTACTACAAATATGGATGAATGGGAGTGCAATTGCTACTTGTCACTTCTGGCATACGAGGAACGAACCTTTTGGAATGTTAAAGCTAACCCTGGCAATTTTAAATGTGTTTCTAGCATTGTTGCTTCTAGTAATAACTCATTAGTTATAGTTTTAAATTCTTGAATATAGTTTTGTGGAGCAGAGTCAAAGCCCAAAGTATTATCTTCATACTCTAACATATCAAGATATGCACGATAGAAAGCAGGGTAACTCTTCAAAACAAGGGGGCCGTAGTATTGCATGTTATTACTTAGTAAATCAAGGAAATAATCTCTTTGCTCTCGACCGACGGGAATATATTTGGGGTCAAACATATAACCACGATACAAAGACTGAATAAATGGTACATATGCCTTTTCATATCTAACCTTTTTATATTCATCTTGAGACTTATTAGAAGCTAATTTGGTGCCGAGGTAATGAGAAATATAAATTGAAACCAAAGGAATAATATAGTTTAACCATGTTTGATAACCATCCATAACAAGCACCTCCTTTTAAGATGAGTATAGCATGAGAACTAAAAATAAAAGAGGTGAAATAAAAAAGATAAACAAAAGTTCATATTTTTCTCCAAATTTCTAGAGGTTAGCGGCATTTTGGAATGTAAGAGTTTCTTAAATTACGGATAAACTTTTAAATGCTTTGTAAATAAAGAGGTGAAATCAAATGAATAAAAAAGAAGAGCCACATGATGCGGCTCTTATAAAAGGTATTGCTATTAAGTTTGCATTTCTTCTTATGAAGGTAATGGCAACTCTAGTTATTTTAGCAATCACAAATAAACTTGCTATTATGGCTGGGATTTTAGATAAGTCAATAATGTTTTTAGGTGGCTATATATTAGGGCAATACATGATGAAGGATTGGAGTGAGATCATACCCAAAGAATTTCAAAAGGAGTATGGCCCAATAGATTAGTTGAAAGAAAAGATTAACAAATTTCATTGCTTTTAATTCTAAATTAAGACCTAAAAAAGTAGTCAATCGCTTTGGCAACCAAACAAAGGATTCAATCCAATAAATAGAAATTAAATTATTAATTATGTTGAGACAAAAATGAGGTTAAAAATGGACGGTTATACATATATATTATTAACTTTGGGATTTCTCTTTTCAACGTTTATTAACGTTACAGTAGCGGGGTTTTTAACATTAAAAATGGCTGAATTTATAGAGAAGAAACTTTTTGAATTAGAGACAAATTTTCTTAAAGCTAGAAGCTAGCTCAGTTAAATATCCGTTGTAGGTGACTATTTCAAAATCTGAATAATCAGATAATGGATTATTGCAATCAGAAACTATAAGTGAATAGAGTTCAGTTTCTTTAAATCTAGCAATAGAATCCGCATTTTCAGAATCAACTAAAATACCACTCAAGTTTCTGGTTGGTATTGAAATTAAGCCTAATCGATTTAGGTTTGCTATAGAAATACAGTGTGATTGGTCAAATTCTTTAAAGTTTTCTGACAAATATATATCTGTTATAGAGGATGATAAATTCGGGGTGGATTTTCTTCTTAAAAGACATCGTAAAAGGGAGGTAGGATTCTCAAATTCTGCAAGTATTTTAGCATCAGTAGGGTTCATTTGTTTTAATATTTCAATAAATGAATGATGAACTAAATTTCTTTTTCGATCGTCCATATCAGCGGTTATTAATTTGGAAAACATTTCTCTAATAGATTCTTCCTCTATGTAATACTTAGAAGCTTCGATTGCAGGACCGATAATACTTAATCGTGGTTCAACTCTATGATTTTCAGGAATATTAGAAAAATTTTCTTCAATACTACGCTTGTATTCTAAAAGTGAATGCTCATGCTTAATAACTTGTTTTTTAGACCAAGTATTTATATAGGAAAAGCAACCATTCCAAACATTTGCTAAGGTTTCACCTGCAGCACTTGCGACAGGGTTTAAGACCTTATTTACTGGTTCTGGCAAATTGAGAGTGAGATTTAAATCCATAAAAAGACATCCTTTCTGGAATATTTGAAGTGTTTCTAATAAAAAGCAATTGAAAGTAAAGTGATATTAATTGAGTGAATCAATAATAAACAATAATAGAAAAATTCTTACAAGGTGATTATACCAATTATAAAAATAAGATGAAATAGAAAGGATGATTATAAATGGTATTAATTGAACTTGAAGGTAAGGCAAACAAAATGCAAGGAGAAAAGTTTATTAAAGCATATGAGCAAGTATCTAATGGAAAGAAAGAATTAGAGCAAGGTATTGAAGCTTTAAAAGAACTAGGAATAAAAGTTAACGTGGATTATTTAAATATAAGACGTGATTAGAAGGAGTAGTAAAAATGGAAAGTGTTAAACCAAAATACGTGCCTATTAGCACATTAGCTAAGATTTGGGGGCGCAGCAAAATGTATATCTATAGAAGAATAGATATGATCCGCAATGAAGGTAGATTTAATGAAATCTGTATGCAACTAGGACCACAACAAACGCTGGTACATGTAGAAAAATTTGAAGCATGGATGAAAGGGCAGCATATGAAGTGGCTAAAGGGGGCATAGAAGATGAACATTATAAATCTAATTACAACCGTGCAATGGTGCTTGGGAATATTGGGGTTAGGACTATATGGAGGAATTGAGCAAGCAGAAGGCTGGCAAATATTAATCAATATGGTTTTAACACTAA